AAACTTAACATATTTTGACAGAACAGCATGGTTAAGCTCATTAGCTGCTAGTGAATGGCATAAAGATGAGATGGACAAGTGCTGGGATAGATTAAAAGGACAATTAGATGGCGTTTACTAACTATAATTCGTTTGTAACTACAGTAGAAAGTTACTTAGCACGAACAGACTTGACAACTGTCATACCTGACTTTATTCAGATGGCACAGTTAAGAATGACACGTGACTTACGAACAGAAGCTATGTTAAAAGTAGCTACAACTACTCCTACAGATAACAAGGTAGCATTTCCTACTGACTTCTTAGAATTAAGAGAGATGCACTTTCAGGGTAACCCACCTATTTTGTTAGAGTTCCAAACACCTGACTTGTTTTTCCGTAATGGTCAAACAACATTATCAGGTCGTTCACACTACTTTACAATGTTAGGTACAGAGTTTCAGTTTGCACCTAGCCAAGATACAGATTATACCATTCAAATTTTATACTATGCTCAACCAACATTTATTTCTACTACAACTTCTAGTAACTTGTTCTTAGCATACTACCCAGACGCTTTACTTTACGCAACATTAGCAGAAGCAGAACCGTATCTTATGAATGACCCAAGAGTTCAAACATGGTCAGCATTGTACGATAGAGCAATTGCTAATATTAAAACAAGTGACTTAGGTCAAACATACGCATATACAACACTAAACGTAACACCAAGATAAAGGAAAAACATCATGGCAGAAATGAGTAATTTTTTAGAGAACGCACTTTTAAATGCAACTCTAAACGCAACAACATACACAGCACCGGCAACAGTTTATGTGTCACTATGGACTTCAGACCCTACAGACGCAGGTAGTGGTACAGAAGTTAGCACATCTGGTACTGGTTACGCTAGAACAGCCGTATCATTTGCAACAGCATCAGGTACATCTGGTAACGTATTAAATGATGCAGATGTCACCTTCCCTACTGCGACTGCTAGCTGGGGAACGGTAGGATGGATTGGTATTAATGATGCTGCAACATCAGGTAATTTACTTTACCATACAGCCTTAGATACATCTAAAACTATTGACTCTGGCGACATCTTTAAAATTTCAACAGGCAACCTTTCAGTTACATTAGCTTAATAGTTCTTAATTATAGAACAATTGTAACTAAATGGAGAACACATGGCTTTAGTCTTAAAAGATAGAGTAAAAGAAACTACCACAACCACAGGCACAGGCACGCTTACACTTGCTGGTGCAGCCTCTGGTTTTCAGTCGTTTTCTGTCATAGGTGACGGTAATACAACTTACTATACTATTGATGGTGGTACTGAATGGGAAGTAGGTCTAGGAACTTATACATCTTCAGGCACTACTTTATCCAGAGATACTGTATTAGCATCAAGTGCTGGTGGTACTACTAAAGTTACATTAAGTGCAGGAACAAAGAATGTATTTGTCACTTACCCTGCTGATAAGTCAATTTATGATGATGCTTCTGGAAATGTAATAGCTCTAGGAACTCCAGCATCCGTTACACTTACAAATGGAACAGGTCTTCCAATATCCACAGGTGTAAGTGGTCTAGGAACAGGCGTAGCAACATTTTTAGCAACACCTTCTTCAGCTAATTTAGCATCAGCAATTACAGACGAAACAGGTTCAGGCTCTTTAGTATTTGCAACATTACCTACATTTGGTGCTACAGGTGTTAAGTTTAGTGGCTCTACTTCAGGCACAACCACAGTATTATCAGGAGCAACTGCTGGTACTTCTGTATTAACACTACCTGTAGCTACAGATACATTGGTAGGTAAAACTACTACTGATACACTTACAAATAAAACACTTACTTCACCAACACTAACAACACCAGTATTAGGCACACCTTCATCTGGCACTTTAACTTCTTGCACAGGATTACCACTTACTACAGGGGTAACAGGAACACTTCCAATTGCTAATGGTGGTACAAATGCAACTACTGCTCCCAATGCAAGAACACAATTAGGAGCAACGACAGTTGGCAGTAATTTATTTACACTAACAAACCCAAGTGCTGTTACTTTCCCACGCTTTAATGCTGACAATACCGTTTCTTCATTGGATGCTGCTACATTTAGAACTGCCATTGGTGCAGGTACAGGAAGTGGAACAGTAACAAGTATTACTGTATCCGCAGGAACTGGAATGTCAGGCGGAGGAACTGTAACTACTAGCGGTACTGTTACCTTAACAAATGCTGGAGTTACTTCTGTTACTGCTGGTACTGGAATTTCAGTTTCAGCAGGTACTGGCGGAGTAACTATTACTAACAGTTCGCCAAATCAATTAACTACAACTACTGGTTCTCCTGCTTATTATGGAGCTAGAGCATGGTTAAGTTATAAAGGTACTGCTACTAGAGCAATTAATCAACAAGTAAATGTAAGTTCTGTAACTTACAATTCTGCTGGTAATTACACCATTAATTTTACAACATCCATGCCTGATACAAATTATGCAGTAATTGGAACTGCTGGTATTGGTGACAATCAAAACCCTTGGGTATTTAATGTTCCATCAGTTAGTACAGGTTCATGTAATGTAACTACGACTAGAACCGGATTAAATTGGACTGATGCAGCAAATATATATGTTGCTATATTTAGATAGGATAATAAATGGCTCAAGTAATTATTTTTAAAAATAAAAATTTAGGTAATGTTTGTGTTTGTTATCCAACAGGTGATATTTCAATTGATGAAGTATTAACAAAAGATTGTCCTAAAGAAGCTATTGTTATAGATGAAAATTTGCTTCCTCAAGGCGATAATTCTTATTTTTTTGATGCTTGGGAATTAAATGGAGATGAAATTTCTGTAAACTTAAACAAAGCTAAAGAAATTACTAAAGATCGTTTGCGTGTTGAACGTAAACCACAATTAGAAGCGTTAGATGTACAGATGCTACGCAACTTTAGCAACCAAGAAATGCTTGTTGAGATTGAGGCTAAGAAACAAATATTAAGAGATGCAACAAAACAAGTAGATACAATGACTACTATAGAAGAATTAAAAGCTGCTTCATTACCTGTATTGGAGTAATTTATGTTTGGTATAAGTGCATTTTCGCAAGTACCATTTAGTACTCTTGCAATAACTGGACAGATACAAGAAGGTGTAGCTTCTGTTACTGCAAATGCAACATTAAGTGCTATTGCAAATAGAATACAATTTTCATCTGGAAGTATTAGCTCTACTGCAACACTAACAGCCATTGGTAATAGAATACAGCTTTTTACTGCATCTATTACATCTAATGCAACTGTATCAGCTTCAGGATTTTCAATAGCACTTGCTAATGCGTCAATAAATTGTAGTGCAACAATTACAGTTGTTACAAGTGGTTCACTTGTATTTGGAAATGCCAATGTTAATTGTGCTGCAAGTGTTACAGCAGATGGTTTTTCATTAATATCAGCATCTGGTTCTATATATGCAGAAGCTATAGTATCTGCTACTGGCGGTTCTATAGCTCTATCTTCAGCAAGCATTACAGCAACAGGCACAGTAACAGCATTAGGTATAGCAATTAGAAATGGTAATGCTTCTGTTACAGCCAATGCTACAGTTGCAGCAACCTACAACAGAATTAGATTAGATAGTGGCTCTATTACAGGAAATGCTACAGTATCAGCATTAGGCTCATTACTAATTACTGGCAATGCACAAATAAATGCTTTTGCTACAGTAAATGCAAGTCCTAACGCTATATATTCAGCTTTTGCTTATGTAGAAGGCATAGGAACAGTTACAGCAAAAGGCGTTATACAAGGCGAAGGTTGGACACCAGTTACACCAGGTGCAGAAATATGGACAGATACAACACCATCTACAGACGTATGGTCAGCAATATCACCATCTACAGATACATGGACAGAAATTACAGCAGGAACAGAAACTTGGACTGATACTACTCCAAGTACAGACATATGGTTGAGACAGGGATAGTTAATTAAGGAAAACAAATGGCAAAAACAAAAATTTCAGAATTTAGTGCAACAGCAGCAGATAATACGGATATAACAAATATCAATATTGCTGAAGGTTGTTCACCATCTAACGTAAACAATGCTATTCGTAGCTTAATGTCAGTATTAAAAAACCAACAAGATGGTTCTAGTGGTGACCCATTTACAGTCGCAGGTACATTAGTATCTTCAGGTCAAGTTGACATTACAGGTGCATTTAGACTAGACGGCACAGCAGGTGCTAGCGGTCAAGTATTATTATCAGCAGGTGGCAGTAATACTCCTACATGGGGCAATGCTTTTGTTGCTGGTATGATTATGTTATGGTCAGGTTCATCTGCATCTATTCCTAGTGGATGGTTGTTATGTGATGGTACAAACTCAACTCCTGATTTAAGAAACCGTTTTGTAGTAGGAGCAGGCTCTACTTATGCTGTAAATGCTACAGGCGGTAGTGCAGACGCTATTGTTGTATCTCATACTCATACAGCTACAGTAACAGACCCTGGTCACCTTCATACAGTGCAAGGCAATACAACTGGTTCTGGTGTTATTGGATTTTTAAGACAAGATGCAGCTAGTTCAGGAACTGTTAATACATCAACTGCTACAACAGGCATAACAGTAACAAATAGCACTACAGGTTCAAGTGGAACTAATGCTAACCTTCCACCATACTATGCACTTTGCTACATTATGAAGTCATAATATGCCTACACAACGCATAGCATTTAAAGAATGGTTACCAGACCAACCTAGCATTTTAGACTCTGTATCAGAAGCTAATAATGTCACTCCTTTAGCTATAGGATATGGTCCATTTAAGTCAGCAGTAAATTATTCAGGTGTAGCTACAGAAGCACTTAATAATTGCTTTGCTGCTAAACTAGACAATGACGTATTTATCTTTGCTGGTGGTGCTACTAAACTATTTAAAGTAGACAATACTGACTTATCTCTAGTAGACGAGTCTAAAGCAGGTGGATATACAGGCACAAATAGATGGCAATTCTTACAGTTTGGCAGCCTTGCATTAGCATCTAATGGCTCTGAAAGGATACAGTCTTTTGACGTAAACAGCTCTACAGCTTTTGCAGATGCAAGTTCAGATGCACCTATCGCTAAATACATTACAGCAGTTCGTGACTTTGTAGTTGCAGCTAATATTGGTGCAGGCACTACTCCTAATAAAGTGCAATGGTCAGGAATTAATGCTGCCACCACTTGGACTACAACAGCAACTTCTCAAAGTGACTTCCAGTTACTCCCTGACGGTGGTGATATCACCGGTATCGTAGGTGGTGAGTTTGGTATTGTATTCTTAGAAAAAGCCATTGTTAGAATGTCATATATTGGCTCACCGCTTATATTCCAATTTGACACTATCTCTCGTAATGTAGGATGTATAGAAGGTAACTCTATTGCACAATACTCTGGCACAGCTTACTTCTTATCAGATGATGGTTTTTATGCTACCAATGGTCAAACACTAAATGGTATAGGTTCTGAAAAGGTAGACAGATACTTTTTTAACAACGCTAACATTGGTGATATTGACTCTATATCAGCAGCAGTAGACCCTGAACGTAATTTAGTCATTTGGAATTATGCTAACGTATCCGGTGGTCGTTCACTACTTATCTATAACTTTGAAACACAAAAATGGTGTGAAGCAGATACAGAT